AATACAGCTACAAGTAATAATCTTAGAACACAATATGTTCCTGTTCCATATAACTTTCAGTTTAACATGTCTCTTTATGTAAGAAATACTGAAGACGGCACACAAATTCTAGAACAGATATTACCATTTTTTACACCAGACTTTACCGTTACTGTAGATTTTATTTCTGGCATGGAACAAAAATATGATATGCCTGTAGTTTTAACTTCTGTTACACCAAGTATAGATTATGAAGGTGATATGACAACTACCCGATTGATTATTTGGGATTTAACATTTACTGCAAAAGGTTATATATGGCCTCCAGTTAAAGAAGGTAAAATAATTCGCCAAGCAAATACAAACCTCTATATAGAAACAGCTACAAAAACTTCTCAGAAAGTTTTTATTAATGATTGGGCTAATAATCATTCTAATGTAACTACTGGAAAAAGTAACTATTTTATTGATGAAGAAACTATCTTTGCAACTAAAACCACAGATGGTAAAAATATAGATGTTAAAGGTGATATGGCTTACTTCAGTAATTCTAATACTGGAATCGTAATTATAAGTAACCTAAATACTTTATTGAAAGCAAACGATATAATTGAAGGTGTTACATCACATGCATCTTATACTGTAAAGAGTGTTGATAAAGAACCACTTAGAACAGTTATAATTACAACTACACCAGACCCAGCTACAGCTAATGCTGAAGACGAGTATGGATTTTCCGAAACAATAACTGAGTGGCCACTTACATAATGAGTAAAACTAACGATAAGTTATCAGAACTTTTCAATGTAGATAATGAGAAAGACTTTGTTCCTACAATGGAAATTTTACCTGTTCAAACAAAAAAACACGAGATTGTTCCTGTCAAAGAAGTAGCAGAACAAGACACTGAATTTGCTCGAGAAAACATTAAAGGTTTAATTAACAAAGGTAGTGAGGCTTTAGATAATCTTTTAGCTGTTGCTAGAGAGTCTGAACACCCTAGAGCATATGAAGTAGCTGCTGCAATGATTAAAAATCTATCTGATTCCAATAAAGATTTGTTAAATATACAAAAAACTCGTAGAGATTTAACAAAAGATGAGAATGGAATTGTAGGAAATACAAAAAATATGAATATAGATAAGGCTCTTTTTGTTGGTTCTACAACAGAATTGATTAAAGCTTTGAATGATGTAGAAAAAAACACAATTAAAGATGTGACTCCTGAGAAAGATAAATAGAAGATAAAAGGATATAATATGGATGAAACACTTAATGAAATGATGAAGAAAGTTCTTGCTGATACATTTGCTTTGTATCTCAAGACACACAACTATCATTGGAATATAGAAGGTTCAAATTTCCCCCAATACCATGAATTTTTTGGTAAACTATACTTAGAACTATTTGCATCAGTAGACACTATCGCAGAACAAATTCGTGCCCTAGACTCTTATGCTCCAGGTTCATTTTCTCGCTTTCAAGAACTATCAGATATCGAAGACGAACTAACAGTACCAAATGGTATTGAAATGGCCACAAAATTATTAGAAGACAATGAGGTTGTTATGGCTTCATTATCAATGACATTACAATTAGCAACTGAACTTGACAAACAAGGATTAATAAACTTTTTAGCAAATCGAATAGACATTCATAGCACACATCGCTGGATGCTTAGAAGTATTATTAAATAAATTACATTATGGCTGAGCAACAACTGAGACCAACTGACGGCTACATGGGCAATATTAGGTTGAAGCGTGTAGGTGTCGATATAAGTTATTCTGAAGAACAAGTGGCTGAACTAGTCAAATGTTCTAAAGACCCAGTATATTTTATTAAGAATTTTGTTCAAATAGTTAATGTAGATTTAGGTTTAGTACCTTTTGATATGTGGCCATTCCAAGAAGATATGGTCAGGTCGTTTCACAAAAATAGATTTAACATTGCAAAGATGCCACGACAATGTGGTAAAACAACAACTTCGGTTGGATATATGTTATGGTCTGTTTTATTTAATGAAGATTATACTATTGGTATTCTTGCTAACAAAGGTTCTCTTGCTAGAGAAATTTTAGGAAGATTACAAAAGGCTTACGAATATTTACCTTTATGGTTACAACAAGGCATTTTAGTTTGGAATAAAGGTAATATAGAATTAGAAAATGGTTCTAAGATATTTGCTTATGCAACATCAGCTTCTGGTGTTCGTGGCGGTACTTACAACTTAGTATTTTTAGATGAGTTTGCTTTTGTACCTCATAACATGGCACTAGAGTTTTTCCAGTCAACATATCCTGTGATATCATCTGGTTCAACTACTAAAGTAATTATAGTCTCAACACCAAATGGGTTGAATCTATTCTATAAGATGTGGGTTGATGCACAAGAAAAACGCTCAACATATAAACCACTCGAAGTCCACTGGTCAATGGTGCCAGGTAGAGATGCAGAATGGAAAGATGAGACGATACGAAATACAAGTGAAGAACAATTTCGTATTGAGTTTGAAACAGAATTTGTTGGTTCAAGTGCAACTTTAATTTCTGGTAGTAAATTGAGAAGTCTTGCATTTCATAATCCAATCCGTACAGATGACGGTTTAGATATATATGAGGAACCACAAAAAGGACATTTATATATTGCGGCTGTTGATTGTGCTGAAGGAGTTAATTTAGATTACTCAGCAATAATGGTAATAGATGTAACTGAAACGCCATACAAACAAGTTGCAAAGTATCGAAATAATAAGTTACCATTGTTGTTTTATCCAACAGTAATTTATAAAATAGGTACAATGTATAATGATGCATATGCATTAATAGAAACAAATAATATTGGTCAACAAGTTGTAGACATTCTACACTATGACCTAGAATATGAAAATATTTACAAGTTAGAACATCATCATATAAAAGGACAAGCTATATCTGGTGGTTTTAAAAGGTCAACTACATTTGGCGTTAGAACCACAAAGACTGTTAAAAAGATTGGTTGTGCTAACTTAAAAACACTAATTGAAAATGATAAACTTATATTAAATGATTTTGACACTATTGCTGAATTAAATACTTTTGCTCGACAGAGAGATTCTTACGGTGCTGAAGAAGGCAATAACGATGACCTAGTTATGGGTTTAGTTTTATTTGGATGGTTGACTGCACAATCATTGTTTAGAGATGAAACAGATGTGGATGTAAGAAAACAATTGCTGGCAGAAGCAAACATGTTAATAAATGAAGAATTAACTCCTGTCGGAGTATTTGATGATGGACGAGAAGTAGAGAGTGAGGTAGATTCAGAGGGTGACCTGTGGAAGAATAGTGAATTAGTAAAAGACTATCCAACCTCAACTTTCTAAAACACTAAATAGAGTATAAATTAAAAATATATATTCAAACAATTATTGACCCATTTATAAGAGGAGTAATCAAATGGCATTTCAGCTCTCACCAGGGGTAAATGTATCAGAAATAGACCTGACTACAATTGTCCCTTCAGTCGCCACTAGTATTGGTGGTATTGCTATAAAAGCCGTATGGGGTCCAGTTAATGAGATAACAACTATAACAGATGAACAGAACCTTGTCAGTACTTTTGGCAAACCTGATTCAACTAATTATGAATACTGGTTCACAGCGGCAAATTTTCTAGCATATTCAAGTAATTTAAAAACAGTTCGAATTCGAGAAGGCGGACATCTTAACTCAACAGTTACGACTACAGCTTTAGCTGCTCCGGGCGTTTACATACCAAATGATGCTTCATATGACGCAGCTTATTCAAGTGGCGCTGTCACTTGGGGTGCTTACGCTGCAAAATATCCTGGCACTAAAGGTAATTCATTACAAGTTTCAATTTGTGATGTGGCTCAGTGGGCAAACACCACAGTTGTTTGGCCATATAAAGCAAACTTTTCTGACCAACCTACAACTTCTACATACGCAGCAGCTGCTGGTTCTACTTTTGATGAAATACATGCTATTGTTATTGATAGACTTGGAGAGTTCTCAGATGGAGTTGCTAATACAGTTCTAGAAGTATTTCCATTCATGTCTAAAGCTTCAGATGCAAAAGATGATTCAGGTAATGCAAGTTTCTATAAAGATGTTATTACTAGACAATCACGATATGTTCGTTACATGGCACATCCAGTTGCACCAAACTTAGCTTCGGGTAATTGGGGAAGTACAGTTACACCAGCTAAAGCATTCACAAACTTAACAACACAAACTACATATACATTAACAAATGGTGCCGGCACAGGAGTTACTGCTGCTAACACAGTAATTTCTTATGATGAATTTGCAAATGCAGATACAGTCGATGTTAATTTGATAATGGCAGGACCTAGTGTAGGTGCAACAGTAGCTGCTAAAGTAATTGATTTAGCTGCAACAAGAAAAGATGCAATGGCATATATTTCACCACAGAAAGCAGATGTAGTAAATGCTGTAGCTCCCGCTACAACAACAGTTGCTTTTAGAAATTTATTAACATCATCTTCATATGCAGTTATGGATTGTAACTGGAAATATCAATATGACAAATACAATGATGTATATCGTTGGGTACCTGCTAATGGCGATACTGCTGGTCTAACAGCAAGAACTGACCTCGAAAGAGACCCTTGGTTCTCACCTGCTGGTCCTAACAGAGGCATCATGCGAAATGTATTAAAACTTGCATGGAATCCTAAGAAAGCAGAAAGAGATGCTCTTTATACAAAGGGTATTAATCCAGTCATGACATTCCCAGGCGAAGGCACACAATTATTTGGTGACAAAACATTGTTATCCAAACCATCTGCCTTTGATAGAATCAATGTTCGAAGATTGTTTATCATAGTTGAGAAAGCAATTGCTCGTGCAGCAAGATTCTCAATGTTCGAATTTAATGACCAGTTCACTAGAGCTCAATTTGTGAGTCTTGTTGAACCATATCTAAGAGATATTCAAGGTCGTAGAGGAATTACAGACTTTAGAGTAGTTTGTGATGAATCAAATAATACAGGCGAAGTAATTGATAGTAACAGATTTGTTGGTGATATTTACATCAAACCAGCAAGGTCAATCGACTTCATTCAACTAAACTTTGTTGC